ACCCGGCCCGCCAAAGGAGCGATAAGCCATGACAACCGAAACGACCCTCCCGAGTAGCCACCTCCATTTCTTCAATCACCACACCGGCCGGCCTCGATTTCATTTCGATGAAGCGAGCGATGCGGCTGCGGCATCTGCCGCTGCTGCGGCTGCCGCCGGCGCAAAGCCGTGGCACGACGGCGTTGATCCCGCGGTCAAGGGGTTCTGGGAAACCAAAGGCCTGAAGCTCGACAATCCCCGCGATTTCGGCGTCAAGCTGACCGAGATGTACCAGGGTGCCGAGCGCCTGATCGGCGTGCCTCCGGACCGCGTCGTCAAGCTGCCGGCCGCCGACGCCAAGCCCGAGGACGTGCGCGCCTATTACGAGCGCCTCGGCGCGCCGAAGGAGGCCAAGGACTACGACCTCTCGCCGATCAAGGACCCAGCGATCTCGGACAGTCTGCGCGCCACGCTGCACGACCAAGGTGTGCCAAAGAGCGCGGCCAATATCATTGCGACCAATCTCGCCAAGACGCTCGAATCCAAGACCACCACCGACAATTCGGCGCTGACCACGAAGCTGGCTGAGCAGAAGGAAGCCCTGACCAAGAACTGGGGCGACAAGTTCGCCTACAACCACCTCCAGGCGATCGAAGGCGCGCGCCGGCTCGGCATCGACAAGGAGGCGGTCGCGGCGCTCGAAGGCACCATCGGCTACGACAAGGTGATGGAGGCGATGCGCAAGATCGGCGCCAACACCCGCGAGGACACGTTCGTCGAGCGCGGCGCCGGCGGGCCGGTCGGCGACGTCACCACCATGGAAGGCGCCCACGCGCGCAAGTCCGAACTGATGGCCGACAAGGGATGGGTCGAGCGCTACAACGCCGGCGGTGCCGCGGAGAAGCGCGAGATGACCCGACTTAACCAGATGATCACGGGAGTGACGGGATGAGCGAGGCAGATGAAGTGATCTTCGACGCGCCGGCCGCCAAGCCCGTCAAGGCCAAGAAGAAGACCACAAAGAGAGTGGCCAGGCCGAAGGCCGCGGTTTCGCAATTCTCCGGTCTGACCAAGACCGCATGCGCCGACGGCTGCAACGCCAGGGGCTGCGTGATCAGCGGCAAGCCGTACTGCGCGCACCCGACCAAGGGCGCGTTGCAGACCGGCGACATGAACAACGCGGCCGCGCTGAAGCGGCTGCGCGACGCGCGCGAATTCCTCAACATCAAGGTCGATCCGAACCGCTTCAAGGACTGATCCGGTTGGTGCGTTGTTCCGGTTTGGCGGGCGCGGCTAGGTTCGCGCCCGTTGAACCTGAGCACCGGTCCCCGCAAGGGCAAGGCCGACAGGTTCGAAAGTGACGGCCCCCGCAAGGACAAGGCTGAAAGTTTGATGGCCCCTGTGCATTCGCACGGACAAGGCCGCCGACCATTCAACCTCTCAAGGCGGGATAGCCATGTCCGAAAATCTACCGCAACTGTTTACGACCGAATTCTCCACCATGCTGGCGCTCAAACTCCAGCAGAAGCAGTCGAAGCTGCGTGGCCGTGTGATGGAAGGCTATCACGTCGGCAAGCAGGCTTCGCCCATCCAGTATTTCGGCGCCGTCCAGATGAAGCCGCCGCAGGGTCGCTTCGCCCCGATCGGCCGGCAGGATGGCAGCATGACCCGGCGCTGGGTTTTCCCGGTCGACCGTGACTGCAACCAGCTCATCGACACCTTCGACAAGCTCAAGACCGCGATCGATCCGCAGTCGCAGGAAGTCGCCGCGGCCGCTGCCGCCGTCGCCCGTGAATGGGACGACCGGCTGATTGCCGCCGCATTCGGCACCTCGCAGCTCGGCACCGACGGCGCAAGCTTCTCGGCCGAGACCTGGGCCTCGATCTCGTCCGCGTGGACAGTGTCCTCGACCTTCGGCTCGTCGGCCGCGTCCGGCCTCACCGTCGCCAAGATGATCGAAGCCAAGCGCATCATGCGCAAGGCGCAGGTCGACATGGAGGAGGAGACCCTGACCTGGGTCACCAACTCCCAGGGAGAGAGCGATCTGCTCAACCAGGTGCAGGTGGTCTCCACCGAGTTCTCCGAGCGCCCGGTACTCCAGGAGGGCAAGGTCACGCGCTTCCTCGGCTGGGACATCGTCTACAGCGAGCGCCTGCCGTCGGCCTCGAACGTCCGCTCGAACATCCCCTTTGCCAAGTCCGGCCTCTATCTCGGCATCTGGAAGGACACCGAGAACGACGTCGACCGCCGCAAGGATCTGAGCGGCCTGCCCTGGCAGATCTACACCATGATGTCGTCCGGTGCGACCCGACTGGAGCCCGGCCGTCTCCTCGAATGCGACTGCGCCGACACCTCGGCAGCGGCCGACGTCACCCCGTAAAAGGAGACCGAAATGGCTGTCGATCACGTCAAGTCCACGATCATCACCAACCTCGACGCTTCGCCGGTTGTCCAGCCGACGGCCGGCGAGGGCGGTCCCGCCCCGCACAAGCTCATCGACGGCTGGGCTACGGCTATCGCCGCGTCCAGCGTCGATGCGACCTACCAGCTCTGCCGCGTCCCGTCGAACTGCAAGATCAAGAGCATCTTCCTGGAATCGGAAGCCCAGGGCGCTGGCGCCTTCGATCTCGGCGTCTATTACGCGACCGACGGCGAGGGCGGCAAGCCGACCGCGCTGCTCGCCGCCGCCGCGATCAGCCGCGCGCTGTTCGCCAGTGCCGTTTCCTGCGCCGCGATCGTTGCGACTGACGTCACCAACGAGAGCGGGACCTATTCGCTGGACAAGCGCACCCAGCCGCTCTGGCAGGCGGCCGGACTGATCGCAGATCCCGGCGGCTACTTCGATATCGTGGCGACCGTCACCACGACTGCGGTCACCACCGGTACCGGTAAGTTCGGCATCCGCGTCGGCTACACGGACTGAGGTGAACCATGGCCGACCACTACGTCGCACTGAATGATGGCGTCGAGGGCTTCAAATACTCCGACTTCATCACCGGCACCGCGAGCACCGCCGGCACCAACCAGGTCGAGCTTCGTATCCAGGACGGTACGATCCTGACCCGGAAGGACGTCGACAATATGCTCGAAGCCTTCCAGCGCTTTTTCCAGAACCCGCAGCAGGTCGTTGCGGCCGGCTTTCAACTGAAGCTGTAGAACCTCCGAGGGAGTAAACTGGCGGCGGGATTTCGGTCCCGCCGCCTTTTGTCGTGGTGCGTTGTTGGGCTGGAACCCCGTCCGCATTGTCCGCGCCATGGTCGCCTTCACCTCCGCAGTCGATATCGGCAATCGCGCGCTGCAACATTGCGGCGCCGATCGCATTTCGAGCTTCACCGAGAATTCGAAACGCGCCTCCGAGGTGTCGTTCGTCTATGACAAGGTCCGCGTCGCCGAGTTGCGAAGCCGCGTTTGGACGTTCGCGACCCGCCGCACCACGATGCGCGCGGTCGACACCACGACGATGATCCTGAGCCCCGCCTTGTGGGCGCCCGCGACGACCTATTACCGCGGCTCGATCGTGATCGATCCGGTCGGCAATTTCTGGATCTCGAACATCGTCAACAACCTTGGCAACGACCCGCTGCTCACCAATTACTGGGAGCCGTATTTCGGGCCGCTGACCGTGTCGCTGTACAGCTCGACAGGGACCTACGGCTCCGGCGAACTCGTCTACACCTTCGCCGGCGACGGCACCTCCCGGGTTTACCTATCGCTCCAGGACGCCAATTCGGACAACCCCGCGACCGCGACGCCGTGGGACGCGACGGTCACATACTGGCAGGACCAGATGGTGACCTATTCCGCGATCCCGTACAAAAGCCTGGTCGACCTCAATCTCGCCCAGCAGCCGGACACGCATCCGTCGCAGTGGACGCCAACCTTCGTCGGCGGCACCGGATCGCTCAAATGGCTCGAAATCGGCGGCGCCGAGTTTCCCAGCGGCGTTGCGCTCGTGCGCCCGAACATCGTTTATCCGCTCGGAGCCGGGCCGTCGTCGCAGTCCTACAGCCAGAACATCTACAAGCTGCCGGCGGGCTTCCTGCGCTTTGCGCCGCAGAACCCCAAGGTCGCGGTGCCGATGCTCGGCGGTCCGACCGGCAACAGCTACACCGACTGGCAGGTCGAGAACGGCTATATCATCTCGTCGGACGTCGGCCCGATCCGGCTGCGCTTCGTCGCCGACGTGACCGACGTCTCCAAGATGGACGCGATGTTCTGCGAAGGGCTCGCGGCGCGAATCGGCGTCGAGGTCGCGCAGCCACTCGCCCAGTCGGACGGACGCCTCCAGACGATTGCCTCCATGTACAAGCGGTTCATGGGTGAGGCAAAGACGGCTGATGCCATCGAGGCCGGCTACGACGATCCGCCCGACGACATCTACGTGTCCGTGAGGCTCTGATGCCCGCGGCCACGCAACTCCTCACCTCGTTCCTCGGCGGCGAGATCAGCCAATACGCGCAGGGTCGCTACGACCGGCCGGACTACCGCACGTCGATGCGCGTCTGCTTCAACAGCATGCCGCTGGAGAGTGGCGCGTGGACGCGGCGGCCGGGGACGCAGTACAGCGGCCACACCCGCGGTGGCACGCCGGGCCGTGTCATCAAGTTCGATTTTCAGCAGTCCGCGCCGATCACGATGGAGTTCACGGACAACTATGTTCGCTTCCGCAACGGCGCCGTGCTGATCACCACGAACGATGACCAGACCATTGTCTCGATTTCAACGGCAAACCCGGCCGTTGTCCAGACGCTGGGGGCGGTGACGTGGGCGACGGGCGACACGGCGATCTTCCCTGTTGCGTCGATTCCGCAGCTTGAAAATCGGCAAGTCGTATTGACGAAGATCGACACGACGCATTTTTCCATTGCGGATGCGCTGACCGGACTTTCGATCGACGGATCGACATTCGGGGCACTTGCCACCGGCGCCTATATCGCGCGCGTGCATGAGGTGCAGACCGGCTACGCGGGGTCGACCTGGGAAAATCTCCGCGTCATCCAGGCCGAGACGACAGGAATTTTTCTGGCGCCGGCGGCGGCTCCCCAGGTGATGACCGCCACGATCTATCCATATGTGAACTTCAAGCCGTCGTTTGCGCTGAGCCCGGCGGTGTTTCTCGACGGCCCCTATCTCGATCCGTTCACCAATGGAGCGCAGGCCACGCCCAGCGCGGCCAAGGGGATCATCACGCTCACGGTGTCGTTCTCTGCATACGACGCGAGCAAAGCCTATAAGCTTGGCGACTTCGTCACATCGGCCGGTGTCAATTACAAATCACTGATCGACCAGAACGTCGGCAACACGCCAGTGTCGAGCCCGACGGCATGGCAGGCCACATCGGCCGGAGCGGCCATCAACAACGGGCAGGGCTTCCTCGGTACGGATGTCGGTCGCCTGGTTCGCCTGCTATCGGAGCCGGCGCCATGGGTAGCTGCAACCGCATACACGACGGGAAATGTCGTCTCCTATAATCCGAGCGGAGATCCCGGCGCGACTACCTATTGGCAGGCCATCGCCGCAACCACCAACAATGCGCCCGGCAGCGATATCATACACTGGTCGCTGCTGACGCAAAATGCGGCGATCTGGACCTGGGGCAAGATTACGTCGCTGACGAACATCATCAGTCCGACGCTGGTCGGCTCGGTCAACATCGGCGACATGACGCTCAATGGGGGCATCAATAGTGTATTCGATAGCGTCTTTACGAAGCCGTCATCGGCTAGCGCTGGCAAGCAGGACTTCCAGAGCGGCGGATTTTTCCCGCCGTCCACAAGGATCGGCCTGAGTTCGTACGTCGGCAAGAATTATTCCGGGGCGAGTGCGCAGGCCGTCCAGCAGGCGACCATTTATCCCACGTCGAACTTTGGCTTTGGTGCTGGCGTGTGCACGATCGGTGGTGTTTCGGGGCTGATGTCGAACCCGACGTTCACCTTCAATTTGCGCGGCAAATCGACCGTGCCGACCTCGGCATCAGATGGCACGTTGCTTGGAACGTCTGGTGCTATCTTCAATCCAACGTCACCTGTCTCAGTCATTTCGTCGGACATCGTCACGACATGGAACTACGTCTGGATCGAGCAGATCGGTTCCTACCCGATCGGCGGCTCGCAGGTGGCGTCGGCCTATCAGGTTGTTTCTCTCATTTCTCAGGTCTCGTTCTTCACGCCGACGGGAACGGGTACGTCGGGAGGAGCGTTCGTCGAAATTCTCGGCCCCGCGCTACTCTATCCCAGCGTTTCGATCGCGACGTGGCGGCTTGGCGCCTACAGCAATACGACCGGGTGGCCGACCTGCGGCTGCTATGACGGCGGACGGCTGTTCCTCAGCGGTGCCATTCCGAACCGATGGGACGCCTGTGTCTCGAACGGCATCACCGGCAACTCGATCAACTTCGCCCCGACCAACCAATATGGCGCGGTCGCAACGTCGAATGCGATCTCCTACACGTTCAACTCGGACAGCGTGAACCCGATCTTCTGGATGAGCCCTGAATTGCAGGGCGTCATCATGGGAACGCTTGCCGGTGAATGGCTGGTGCAGGCGCCGACCAACGGTCCGATCTCGCCGACCAACGTTGCCGCGCGCCGCGTCACCAAGATCGGCTGCGCGAATATCGAGCCGCGCCGCACCGAGCACACCACCATCTTCGTCAAGCGCTACGGCCGCAAGCTGATGGAGTATTTCGCCGACGTCTATTCCGGCAAATATTCCGCGCCCAACCTGGCTGACAAGGCGCAGCACATCACCAGCCCGGGCGTCGCCGAGCTCGCTTACACCGAGGCAGTGAATCCGGTTCTCTGGGGCAGGGATGCGGACGGCGGCCTGTTCGGCGTCACCTACAAGCGCGACAGTCTGACCTCCGCGCAGGGCCCGACCTTCTACGGCTGGCATCCGCACGCGCTCGGCTCAGGCCGAACGGTGGAAAGCATCTGCTCGGGACCGTCGGCGGACGGCAGCCTTGACACGCTCGCGATGGTGACGAACGACGCATCGTCGACCGTGCGCCATGTCGAAATCCTGACAGACACACCGGATGAGCTGACGCAGTTTGCAAGCTGCTGGTTCCTCGACGATGCGGTCAATCCGACCTCTGTCGTCGACAACAACGTCAGCATGACCTTCAACGGTCTCTGGCACCTCAACGGCCAGACGGTGCAGATCTTCGCCGGCGGGCTCGATCTTGGCGATCCCGGCGAGGGCAAACCGTTTGCCGACTTCGTCATCGCCAACGGATCGGTCACGGTCAGCTATGGCGATAGCATCGGTTCCGGACCGGGCCGCGGTCTGTTCACGCGCACCTTCGCGCGCGCCTTGTCGCTGTCGCAGATCGTGATCGGGTTCACCTACAACAGCGACGGCCAGGCCGTGCGACTCATCGCGCAGGCCGACACCGGTGCGCGCAACGGCCCCGCGCTCGGGGCGCCGAGCCGGTCGCATCGCGCGGCGCTGAAGCTGGTGAACGCGAAGGGGCTTTCGATCGGCGGTAATTTCGATCGGCTCTATCCATGCCTGTTCAAAGCGGGAATCGACAGCACGCTCGATCTGCCGGCGCTGTCGCTCTACACCGGCATCTTCTTCGATCAGTTGCGCGACGACTTCACCTATGACGATTCGCTGTGCTGGCGCGTGTCGCGGCCGTTCCCCGCCACCATCACCGCGGCGGGCATCAACCTCCGCACAGAGGATATGTGATGGCATTCGGTACCGGCACCATCAACAGCGTCGGCGGCGCGGTCCAGGACCTGTTCGCCGCAGAGGCCCATGAGTCCAAGGCCAAGGGTCTCCGCATCGAAGGCGAGAATTATGACCTCGCGTCGAAATTCTCAGGCAAGAATGCGCAATTCACCGAGACCTCTACGGCGATCAAGCAGGCGCAGCTCGACCGCGAAACCTTCAAGACCATCGGCGGGCAGGCGGCCGACATCGCGGGCGCCGGGTTTGCATCCAGCGGCAGCGCGCTCGACCTCATGCGGGACAGCGCATCGCAGGGCGCGCTCACCAAAGCGGTCGGCGCGCAGCAGGGCCTGATCACCGAGGAAGGCTACAAGGTGCAGGCGCAGACCTATACCAACATGGGCGCCGCCGCGCGCATGGCGGCCGATGCCGAGGACGAAGCCGCGACGGGTGCGAGATGGAGCGCAGGCTTCCACGCTGCGAGCGCGGTCGGCTCAGTATTTTTCTGATAGGAGGCGGTTATTCCGAACATCCGCGAGAACAACGCGCCATCCGACCTCGGCCTTCGCCCCGACGACCGGGCTACGGAAGCGACGGCCAACTCCGGCCGCCGCATCGCCGCGCTCTATGGGCAGGCCGCCGAGGCCAAGAACGACATCGGCCGCCGCGTCGCCTCGGACGTCCAGGACATCGGCAATGTCGTGGTCAAGTACGCCGAGCACCGCGAGATCAGCCGCACCGCGGCCGAGGCGGCCACCACCCTGTCGGGCCTCGATTCCAAATGGAACGATCTGGTCAAGAAGTCCGACCCGAACGATCCAACGGTCGCCGCCAAATTCCGCGAGGAGACGCTGGAGCCGACCCTGCAGAAGCTCGGCGAGGGGCCCATGACCGAGGGCGGTCAGAAGTTCGCGGAGGCGCAGGTCGAGAGGTTCCGGACCCACTTCGTCACCAAGACCTCGGCGGACATGGCGACGCTTGCCGGCGTCGCCGCCAGGAGCAACATCGAGACCCTGACCAACCAGCTTTCGAACGCGGCAATGAGCGATCCTACCTCGCTCAAGACCTCGCTTGATCTGGTCGACCATTCGATCGGCTCGATGGTGGACAGCAGCCCGAACCTGAAGGGCGTCGAGGGCGCGCGGCTACGGCTGGAACTGACGCAGTCCTCGCAGGCCGCCATCGTGAAAGCGGCGGCAATCGGCGCGATTGCGGCAAATCCGGAGGCCGGGCTGAAGAAATTCAGCGGGCCCGAATATTCGAAATACATCGGCGGCACCGAACTGAAGCAGCTCGAGCAGCAGGCCCGTACAGTGGAGCGGGCCAAGCGGGTCGACGAGAACTATGCCTTGCAGAACCAGAAGCTGTTCAAGCAGGAGGCGTCCGACACCCGCGAGGGCGAGTACCTGCAAAAGCTGCACAGCGACGACCCGAACGAGCGGCAGAGCGTCTCCGCGCGCGCGATCGCGAACGACTTCCGGCTGTCCCGCGAGGCCCGCGAGCGCATGATCGGCATCGTCGAGCGCGAGACCAAGCCCGAGGCGGCGGCCAAGGTCTCAAATACGACCGCAACGGACCTGATTTCCCGTATGCGCGCGCCGCCCGGCGACCCCCGGCGGATCGACAGCCTCGACGCCGTCTATGACGCCTACGAGAAGGGCAAGCTGTCCAAGGCCGACCTGAAGTTCGTCCGGGACGAATACACCAACCTGCGCACGCCCGACGGCCAGGCGCTCGGCGCGCAGCAGGAGGAATTCATCAAATCGGTCAAGCCGCTGATCGACAAGTCCAATCCGCTGCTCGGCAGGATCGACCAGTCCGGGCCGCAGCAGGTCTACAATTTCACGATGGATCTGCGCCGGAAGATCGACCAGTACCGGCGGGAGGGCAAGGATCCGCGCGACCTCATGGACCCGTCCAAGCCCGACTACATGGGAGGGCCGGCCGCGCTGGCCGGCTACCAGAAGCCGCTCCAGCAGTCGCTCCAGGATACGGCCAAGGCGCTGCGCGGGGGCGGCAGCGGCCTGCCGCCGGCAGAGAGCATTACCGGCGTCACGATCGAGCCGGCACCGGCTGCCACCTCCACCCCGCGCGCGGCCGCTCCGAAGCCGCCCGAGAAAGGCACCGTCAAGGACGGATGGGAGTTCCTCGGCGGCAATGCCGGTGACGCCAAGAACTGGCGGAAGGTCGGCGCATGAGTGAGCCGTGGGAAGAGTTCGCCGCCGCCGCGCCACCGGCTGATGGGCCGTGGTCAGCCTTCAAGGCCGAGCCGCCGCCGCCCAAGGGGATCGAGGTCCCGGACCGCATTCCCCAAGCCATGGAGGATCGCCTTGTCGCGGGCCATGAGGCGCGCCAGCGCGAGGGCGGGCTTCTCCAGACCATCCCGCAGGGCATCGAGATGATGTCGACCCCCGAGGGCCGCACGCGGCTCTGGGAGGCCGTCAAGAAATACCCGTCCAAACTGCTCGACGACACGATCAACATGGCGAAGCTGCCGGGCGACGTGATGTCGGGGAAAGTGGACTTATCCACAGAGGAAGGGCTGGATCAGGCCCTCGGCCTCGGAATGCTGATCGCCGGTGGCCGGCTCAACAAGTTGTCCACAACGGGCAAGACCTCGGGGCTGGCGGTATCGATAGGCGAGCCGGTGTCCCGGATCAGCAAGGGCCCGATGGGCGAGCTTTACGACCTGCCGATCGGGACAGCCGCCCGGTCGGAAGATTTCGCCGTGGCGGCCGAGCTCGTCGCCGGCGAGAAGGCACCCATGCCGGTCCAGGAGAAGCTCCTGCGCGCCTACGAGGAAAAGGGGCTGCATCCCTCGGAAGTCGCCCACGACGCCCAGAGCGACCCTGTGGTGGCCCAGCAGTTGCTGTCCGACGACAAGGGCGTGCTGCCGCCTGGAGAACCGCCGCCTCAATTTAGACTTTCGCCTGTCGAAGACAGTCCATTCAAAGCGCCCGGCCGCGTCCACTATGAGATCATGAACAAAGATGGAGATGTTGTCGGGAACGTGTTGGCGACGATTGACGGCACGGTTGCAACGATTGACAACATTTCGGCAGCAGATGGCGTCTCGTCGCTTGGGCCGGGGGCCGTGCGAGGCCTAATCCGTCAGTTTCAAGAAGCCCATCCTGAGATCACCGCGTTGCGCGGCGCGCGCGTCAGCGGCGCGCGCGCTGCTCTTGATGAGGCCCCAGTTGTCGAGCAGAAGTTGAAGAAGCCTCCACCTGAAGGCTCTTTCGAAGAGGCGGAAGGAAATATACTCAGTAAGATCAGCGTCGGCGAGAGCGCGCCCAAGGAAGGCTGGTCGTGGGACAGGTTCTACCGGCAGGCGATCGACGACCTGCACCCGCTGAAGGCGGTCGACGAGGACGCCTACCAGATGGCCCGGCTAACCCGCGGCCAGTTCGGCAAGGCCGAGCACTTCATCGAGCACGGCACGTTCGACTTCAACACCTACAAGACCAACGGCAAGCCGCTGGCCGAGATCATCGAGCCGGTCGCCAAGGACCTCGACGGCTTCCGGGCCTACCTCGCATCCAAGCGCGCGGTCGAGATCGAGGCGAGCGGCCGCAAGTCCGGCATGGATCTGGAGGCTGCCCAGCGCGTCGCGGCGGAAGGCGAGGGGAAATATGGCAGGGCTGCTGCCGATCTTCAGGGCTACCAGGAGAACCTGCTGGCCTACCTGCGCGACAGCGGGGTGATCTCAGGGGACGCCTTCACCGCAATGCGGGAGGCCGGCCAGAACTACGTCCCGTTCTACCGGGTGTTCGAGCCCGAGAGCGGCGCGCCGGCCGGCAAAGGGTTCGGTCCCGGCAGCCCGATCAAGAAGCTGAAGGGGTCCGAGCGCGACATCGTCGATCCGCTCGAATCCATCGTCAAGAATACCTACGCCTTCATCTCGGTGGCCGAGCGCAACGCCGTCGGCATCAAGCTGATCGACGCGCTGAAGGAGCAGGGCGAGAAGGTCACGACCGGCAAACTGCCGCGTGATGCCGAGCTGGTCGACTATCTCAAGGAGCAGGGCATCACCGAGCCAGAAAAGCTGGCCGACTTCGTCCAGTCCGCCGCGCGCGAGGACGGCGACACGCTGTCCGCCTGGCGGGACGGCAAGCGCGAGCAGGTCAATGTCAAGGACCCGGAGCTGGTCGCGGCGTTCCGCGGGCTCGACCAGAGCAGCGCCGACATGCTGATCCGCGTGCTGGCCGCGCCGGCCAAGTTCCTGCGCGCCGGCGCCACGCTGTCGCCCGACTTCATCGTGCGCAACATCGTCCGCGACTTCATGACCGCCTTCGTCAACAGCGGGAGCGCGCTGTTCTCGCCGATCGACACAATCAAAGGCCTGGTCGGCGTGGTTCGCAAGGACGTCGACTTCCAGAACTGGATGAAGGGCGGTGGCGCCAATGCGACCATGGTGGCGCTGGACCGGCGCTATTTGCAGGAGAGCCTGCGCAAGCTCAACGGCGAGACCGGGCTGATGGAGCGCGGCTGGAACGTGGTCACCAGCCCGATCCGCGGGCTGCGGCTGGTCTCCGAGCTCGCCGAGAACGCCACCCGGCTGGGCGAGTTCAAGAAGCTGACCGGGGAGAGCAAGGCCGACATTCAGTCCGCGGCCTACGCCTCCCGCGAGGTGACGCTGGACTTCGCCCGCATCGGCGCCTCCATGCGCGCCTACAACATGATCACCGCGTTCGGGAATGCGCAGATCCAGGGCCTCGACCGCATCGGCCGGGCCTTCGTCGACCGGCCCACCAACACCATGGCCAAGGTCGCCGGCGGCATCACGCTGCCGTCGGTGCTGCTGTGGTGGGCCAATCACGAGGACCCGCGCTATCAGGAATTGCCGCACTGGCAGAAGGACATGTTCTGGATCGTGATGACGAAGGATCACG